TGGCTCTGGCTCTGGCTCTGGCTCTGGCTCTGGCTCTGGCTCTGGCTCTGGCTCTGGCTCTGGCTCTGGCTCTGGCTCTGGCAGAGCAGCAGTACCTTCTTCAACCAGCTCTGCATAGCCTTTTTTGATCAACTCGCGACCATGCTGCTCGTCGGTCTCGATGGTGTTGCCTTCAGAAACGACAGTACCGCCGAAATAATTCGGTTTAATCAGAAGCAGTTTCATATTTAACTCCCGGAAAGGCGGCCCGGAGGCCGCCGTTGCTGTTATGCAGCTGCAGCAGGTGCGGTGAAGGAACCGTAAACGAACGCCTCAGGACGCTTAACGGCCAGCGCCAGACGCTCTTCACAACGGATTGAGATCATGTTTTTCTCAAAGTCGTCGGCGTTTTCGGTGGAGATGACCACGTTGGCATCTTCGCGGTCGAAAATCTGTGCACCGGCATTGAATGCGCCGGTCAGGAATTTACCCTGGAACGCAGCCGCTTCGGTCGCGACAACCGGCAGACCCCACAGGGTAGGACCGGTAAGCGCTGCCGGGTTCGCCAGAATGTAACGGCCCAGCGTATCTTTGGTCAGCTCGATCTTCGCCCAGTCGATGAAGTGCAGAACATGGCCGGAGGCCGGGAAGCGTGCCAGCTGCGCCTGCAGCATAGCCAGTCGCAGATCATCGATACCGCTCTGATTCGCCACGGTGAAGGCGGCAGCGTATGCAGATGCCTGCGGCACGATACCGTTCAGGTGCGTGCCGGTGCCGTCACCGAACAGAATTTCCTGCTCTTCAACGTACTTCAGGCCGTAACGCAGCTCGGCGTCAATCGTCGACTGCAGCTGCGGCATGTCGTCCAGAATCTGCTTAGCAGCTTTGAACAGGTGCGCAATGGTACGGACCGGCGTGATTTTTTCCGCAAAGGTGATGCCGCTGTATGGCTTTGTGGTGTTCTCAGCTACAGTCGCGGCGTTGTTGGTGAAGCCCGTCTGCTGAACCCAATAAATGGTATTGGATTCAGTGCGGCCCGGCGCAATAAGATCGCGGATAAACAGGCGCTGTTTCGGCTGCTGATCGATGCCAGGCAGACGGTCGGGTGCTACAATCGTACCCGGCACGTTCACGGAAAGCAGCGCCGCCTTAACGGGGATGCTCAGGCGCTTATTTCCCTCGATGCTGGCTGAAAATGCTTTCAGCGCTTCGGAGGAAACTACCTGACCGCCCACGGTTTCGATGACGTTTTTCGCATTCGCCAGTGGCATCTGCGCAACGTGCTGCTCAAGATCGCCCAGTGAAGCCTTCAGAGATTTGTTAGCTTCATTCAGCGCGTTAAACTCTGTAGCGATTTTATCTACTGCTTCTTTAGTCTGAGCAGAAAGCTGACCGGAGTTTTTTGCTTCCTTCAGCGCGTCTTCAGCCTTCTGGCTGAAGGTGCCGGACACCTCTTCCAGCTTTGCAGATACTTTTTTCAGTAATTCATTTACATCTGACATGGTGATTCCTTATTAGCCGAACGCGGCCAGCGCGTTTTTAAGTTGAGCAATATTTTCGGGATTTATTTCGTCGGTAGCGCCCGGCATACCTTCAGGATTGGCAGCAGCGCCTGGCTTGCTGCCGGTTAATGCTTTAAGAAGTTTTCGACGCTCGGAGCGTGGCATATCAGTTTTTGCCAGTGTCGCATCCAGCTTACGCAGTGCGGCGGCAGGGCTGTCGTCACCGTCAGCGATTTCATCTGCCCCCAGTAGGCGATCCGCAAAACCTTTTTCAACCGCATCGCTGCCGCCGATATAGGTTTCAGCATCCATCATCGCGTCGATGGTGGCAGCATCCAGACCGGTGCGTGCGCCATAGATGTCGTTCATCGCCTTGTCGAAAGGCACCATGTCCGCCGCAATCTGCTGCAGGTCGTGACGATTGCCCATCGCATAAACCCAGCAGTTATGGATCATCAGGAAGGCACCGCGGCCAATCTGAACCTCGTCCCCTGCCATCGCGATAATCGACGCTGCAGAGGCTGCAAGCCCCAGTACCTTAACGGTGACTTTCCCTTCGTATTCACGCAGAAGGTTATAAATCGCCAGACCTTCAAACATGTCGCCACCCGGCGAATTGATATTCACGGTTACGTCAGCACCGCCGATTGAGCGGAGTGCCGCCGCGATGCGGCTGGCGGTAACGCCGTCGCCGTACCAGTCAGCGCCAATGACGTCGAATACGGAAATGCTGTTTTCATCACTCTTTGCGGCTTTGATACCGCCGTTCCAGCGCTCCATTGCAGAGGACGGCAGGTCGCGATTTTCGCGCGCAAAAGGCCGCCCCTCCGGCGCTGCCGGAAGACTTTTTACTGTCATTGGGGTTGCTCCTAAGCCGCCTGTTTAAGCGGTGATTGTTCGAAAGGAATATCCGGAAAAACGGCGTTATGAACTTCGCGCAACAGCGTGGCCCTTGTGGCGGTGCTGTTTTTGCGTAAGTCTTCAAGCGGTGTCAGGTTCAGCTGTACGAGGTAGATATCACCACCTTCAATCGGCGGCAGATTCTCCAGGCGGCGCACATCATTACGCGACATCCAGCCGTTCTGCAGCGCAGTGGTGTAATAAGCAGAGCGTCCTGCGCTGTCGGCACGAAGCAGGCCTTCAACGGAGAACTCAGCAAACAGGTCTTCATCACCGTTCAGCAGGCAGCGTGAAATCTCCTGCTCAATGTTTACCAGCATCGGACGCAGCGTATTGGTCAGGAACAGCAGGTTCATGCCCTCTACACTCGACGCCCAGCTGCTCTGCTTATCAACATGACCCACCATAAACGGCGGCACGCGGAACCACCGGCAGATTTCCTCAATACTGAATGATCGTGACTCCAGCATCTGAGCATCTTCGGGGTTAAGAGTAATGCCCTGGTAAGACATGTCGCCCTCAAGGACCATCACCTTGCCCGCGTTTTTTGAACCAACGAACCGGTTGAGGTTTTCGCGGTTTTTCTGGCGCTGCTCTTTGGTCAGCAGATTCTTTGAAAGAAAGAATCCTGACGTCTGAATACCGTTTTCAAAAATTTTTGCGGCTGACTCTTCAACCGCCATAGCTGCGCCAAACACGTCGCGCCCTGTGCGCATCGGCATCATTCCGCAGACGCCATCCAGACCAAACCCCCGGATGTGCATCATGTTTTTAACCGGAATGATGCGCGGCACGCCTTTCTCTGTGTAGGTGTACTGCAGTTCGCCACTGTCGAGCCGCTCCACCTTCATGCTCTGGGGAAGCAGCGGCACCAGAGAAACCAGCTTGGTGCCGATCATCTTTTTCTCAACGTAGGCATTACCCCGCAGACAGATACTGGCAACGACCATCAGCATGAAGCGCGACGGCGTCATTTCGCTGTTCGGTCGGCGGCATAGCAGTTGATAGGCCGGATGATTAAGCGCCAGCTTGCGCGAGCCGTCAGCGGCACGTTCGTAAACCTTCATCGGCAGGGTTGAAACTGACTCGCTCAGCAGGCGCACACACGCCCAGACAGAGGCCAGTGCCAGCGCTTTCTCTGCTGTCACGACCTTTCCGCTGCTGCTTGTGCCGTACCACTCCTGCCAGAACGCAGCGTCATTAAGCCCAATCGACTCACCGAGCCAGTTCACAATCGCGCTCTTGATGCGACCCGGCTGTTTTTTTTCCTTCATCAGATACCTACCATGATCGGGTCATCAAAAAAGTCATCAGGATCGCCGCTGTCTACCAGCACTGCATCCTCTGCTGCACCGATTGCCATAGCCGAAGCCACCACGCCATCAATGCGGCCGGTGCTTTTCTTTTTGGCAAATATGCGGTTGTCCTTCTGATCAGCCTCAAGCACTGCACAGGCGGCATTCCAGCGCAGACAGGGATTGGGCCGGATAGCCAGCACCCGGTTATTAAGATGCTCCTCAAACAGCTCGATAGAGCGCGGCATCCAGAGTCCGGACTCCTGCGCCTTGTAAAAGCCCTGGCCGTGCGGAACAAGATCAACGCTCACAGACTCGCTTTCCAGCTCGGGCTCCAGATACTTGATACGATACTGGTCAAACGCGATGCACTTAATATCGTATCTGGCCGCCAGCTCACCGATGCGAACCGCGACAAAGCCGTAGTTCACCGCCTTACCCGGCGGCGCGTGAATGAAGCCATTACGCAGCCAGGCATCATAGGGGACGTGGTCAGTCTTGGCTCGCTCAAGCAGGGAATCTTTTGGCGTCCAGAACTCAACTAAAAGCTTCTTGGTTTTAGGGAAGTAAAGCGCAAGCGCCGTCAGGTCACGTGAGCCTGAAAGGTCCAGACCGCCATAACACTCTTCACCCGCTAAATCCTCGGGGTCAAAGTCCTGTTCGCAGTTCATCCAGGTGTCGCTGTCAATCCACGGATCGGACGCTTCCACCCACTGGCAGAAGTTCAGACGGCGAACGATGCTCTCTTTTGACGGCATGCCCCGCGCCTGCGTTACCTGCTCCCGCAGATATTTATCAGTGAAGGTCTGGCCCAGAGACGGGTTAGCCTTGCCCCAGCAGGATTCATCCTTAAACGGGTCGTCGCCCTCATCCAGCGAACAGATGAAGCTGAAAAAGCTGTCATCGACCAAATCACCGGCTGCCACCTTGCGACCGTATTCGTGATATTCGAAACAGACACTGGTTTTATCGTGGCCGCTGTTGGTGATTAGGAACATCAGCGCCTGACGGCGGCCCTTTGTACCGGCGCGCATCATCTCAACAACGGCGTTTGTTTTGTGCTCATGCACTTCGTCAATCAGTGCGCCATGCGGGCGCGGGCCTGACTGACCATCATCAGAGCTGATCGGCTTAAAGAAAGAGCCCGTCTGCAGGAACGCAAGGTTCCACACATTAAGCCCGGTGCCGGATTTGGTGATGCGCTGTACCAGCGCGGGCGACTGATCGACCATCGTTACCGCATCGCGGAACAGGATCATTGCCTGGTCTTTTTTCGTGGCCGCCGCGTAGACTTCGGCGCGGGGCTCTTTGTCCGCCATCAGCAGGTAAAGTCCAACGCCGCCCGCCAGTGGCGATTTACCCGAGCCCTTACCGGACTCGATATAGCTCATGCGAAAGCGTCGCGTGCCGTCTTCAGCTTTCCATCCGAACAGTGAGCCAACGATGAAACACTGCCACGGCAGCAGGATGAAGGGTTTACCCTCATGCTCACCGCCGTTGAGCTTCAGAACCTGAGCGAAGAAGTTAACGACGCGGGTTACAGCTTCGACATCCCAGAACAGTCCACGCTTCGGACCCTCTTCCAAATCGCGAAGGTGCCGGTCGCATGCAGCGCGGATGTCTGGCCCGGCAATAACCGCGCCGCTGGTAACGTCCATTGCATACTGCGTTGCCGGATCAACCGAAGAACTGGTTGAGCGGGTCTTCTTCTTTTTCTCCACCATTTACGTTCACCTTTGACCGGGCAGCCGGTGTCAGGCCGAACTCTACCAGGTAGCTTTTAAATCGCCGGTCTGCATCAGCCAGCATTGAAACAGCCGGGTTGGCCTTAATAAGAAACCCGCCTTCGGTCTGGACCGTATAGGTTCTGCCCTCATCAGCAATGGTGATCCTCAGCTGAAGAATGTCGGCGTAAATATCGCAGAGCCTTTCCAGCGCCAGCACATCGGCAACGGTCAGCACGCCCATCCCATCAAGCAGAACGGTCAGCTTTCCCCACGCAACCTTTCCCCAATCAGTTAGGTGTGACGGCGGGCTGGGGATTTCTCTCGCGGGTGCAGGCTCTTTGTCGTTGAGCTTTCGCTTTCCCGGATTGCCGGTAACGACCTTAAGGTGGGTCGGTTTTGGTCGTCTTCCGGCCATAAAAACCTCCCAGAAAAAAACTTTTCATTTCGCGGTTGTGCGTAAAAAGGGGGGCGGGCGGTCAGGAGGTCGCTGCCCCCTGAACTCTTAACCCACCCTCTCCCAAGGTGATTGATAATCTTTCTCACTTGACCTGATAAACCACCCGACCTTATGATAAATGAAATTCATTCTCACTTGATTTCAGAGTGGTCGCTAATCACTGGATTTAGGTAGTCAGTTGCTTTCTCGGATTGCGGGCAATAAAAAAGGCCGCCGAATGGCGACCTTGAATTTGCAGCGGTGAAGCGGTTCTCCTCATACTTCAGGCGGGTAATTAATCCGCCATTCATAATCAGTGCCCACAACTAGATAGCACCAAACCCGCGCTGCCCGGGTCCTCACTATCGATTATATTTCACCCTGATTTTTTTTGCCAGGAATTAACTTTTTCCTGAATTAGAGCTTTTGCGGGAGTTGTTCGCTTTATCCCCTGCGCCAGTGAGACTGCGGGTCCAGTGGCAGCCCTTTCTCATCGCACCCAATCACGTGTCCGCGTTTCTCTTCGCGCTGCTTTGTCGAGTCATGATGCTGTTTGCAGAGGGGCTGCCAGTTGGCTTTGTCCCAGAAGAGCTTCTGAGCTTTCACTATCTCATCCTGTTTGCCACAGTTGATGGCTTCTTTCAGCCTGTGTGGCTTGATGTGGTCAACGACAGCAGCCTCAACTGCTCTGCCCTGCCGGTGGCACATCGCGCAGAGAGGGTTTGACTTCAGAAATGACAGTCTGGCTTTGTCCCAGCGGCTGTTGTAAATGCGTGGCTCGGACATAAAAGTTTCCTGCTGGCTGGATGTGTTAAACACTCGGCGATGGTAAAACCACCAGCCGAGGATTCAGTATGTTTATTCTCAACGTTGAAGGCTGTAAGCTCAGTTTTAAGAACAAAATAAAACCGCCAAGAGGCGGTTTAAATTCTTTAAAATTGTTGAGCTTTGTTGTCTAAACGCCAGCGTTCAAGTTCATCGTAGGTTGCCCATTCCGTAACCACGATGTTGGTAGCGCTTTGGCATGATTTCGTTACAGCCTCAACTGTTATTAGACTCGGCCAAAGAATCCAAACGACTGTATTGGATCCAATGAATGAAGGAACTTTAGAAACCCTGCTAATAGTGACGCCATTTATTTTGAAAGCGTCAGGCTTTTTGATGCTTTTAGCAAAGTTATCACCAAGTGCGCTACTAACATGACCGCTAGCTAAATGTTGGATGCTAGGAACAATAACCAGAATCTCACCACCATTAGCCATCGCAAGTTGAAGAGACTTCGCAAGGCCCTTTTGCACAGCAAGATCGCGGTTTTGGGTAGTATCATGTCCGTTAACAACCGAATGCGTGATAAAACAATTCATATGAAACTCCTTTTCGAAAAGAAGTCACACATTACCGTTAAGGATAATCTTAGTGAAGTAAATTAATTTTACAGCTTCGAAGCCCTTGGCAGTTTGGCAAACAGCTAACCTTTATTGGAGCATTCATAATCAGGCGTACTCGCAAATGCGTCTTACTAAACCAATAAAAAACCGCCCGGAGGCGGCTAAGTTACTCATCAGTGTCTTTATAGCTATCCCTAACCGTTCCTAGCTTAGTTGAGCCATGAGCAGGCTCCCCGTTCCCAAGCAGTACATCACAATCGTAACCGGGATAGATTTTCTTGAAATGACCATCTTTCCATTCTTTAACGGTCATGTCGTTTTTAGAAGCATTTTTTTTGGAGTACTGAGGCATATCTTTTTTATCGCCACGGACATCTTTACCGTCTTGGGTCTTAAAAGTTATGTCGAAATCCTGAACGTCCCAAATTTTCTTTTCTACGTTTTTAACTTGCGGCATTTGTCATCCTGTAAAACTGATTTCCTTTCTATAAGTGCAATTTACATATCGGATGAATGAGTGCTGACTTTAGTAAAATCTTTTTACTTGCTGCACTCGCGAATGCGTCCTGTGATGAACTCAGCAATCTGATTCTGGACGGGCTATAGCACGGCATGCCGCCATACAGGCACGCTGCATATCCTTATGTGCTTCGCGCAACCATTCATTTGAATCCCAGCGTTCTTGCGAGTTCTGCAAGCTTGGGTCGTTGCTCATATCCATACCATGCTGCTGGAGCAATGCAATGAACTGTCGGCTCAGCTCTTTAAACTGATTCATCTTGCCAGTTTCGCCATAAGACAGTGTCCGATAGTCCTTAACGGTGGCGCCCTTAATGGTGCAACAGTCCTGCGGCTTTGCTTCGCTCATGCTTTTCCTCTCAATTAAGTTACCGCTTACGCTTGCAATGAAAATGGATGCTTTTAATATTTAAGGCACAACAATAAATAGTGTTCCTCTTTGAATGGCCCTGCACGGGGCCTTTTTTTAATCTTTGACTTTCATAACTGGTTCGATTGGCTGCACATGCGTGAACATGAAGCCTTCATAAGAATTTTTTACTGGTTAAACGCGCTTAATCCTCAGCAATGGTGAAGCCACCAGCCGATTATCCATTGTGTTTATGCTGAAAAGTGAACTCATTGAATGCAGTTTTCAGCACAAAAAAAACCGCCCGGAGGCGGCTTAGTGCTCGTGTTTATTTATTAATGGATTACAAAGAGCGATTTGCAGTGCGGGCATAACAAAGCTTGCTCTTTTGAAACCTTCGTAACGGACTGCTTGGACGTTTTCCCGCAAACTGGACACTTAGCGTCAGTGTTGATTCTGGCGACACGGTCCATTACCTGACTGAAGTAGGACATGGTATTCGGCCTTTCTCATGAATGAGACTAATCATAACACTGCTGGTTGTTTTTTAATCACAACCATTACGACTAATCTTAAGATATATCATGGAAAGATTAGTTACTCATGCAAGGCCATTGACCGGCTCCCCATTGATTAGCCTGCGCTTCGATTTAATCAGCAGACAAAACTCTCGGTGGCTACCTTTGGATTAGCTATCAATATCATTTACATGAATTATAGCCATGTAAGGCAGACTGCCACCAACCTCTCTATCCCGCATCTCATAATCCAGTATGTCAAAACACAACATCTTAGCGCCCTGCCTCAACAAAATTTTTTCACCAATATCGAATGGGCAGGTTCGATCTTTGAACGGTATCAGAAGTTGGTTGGTTGTGGTGTCCGCTTGCCCGATATACGTAATATTTTCGAACGAGAACTCGTCAGGAAACAGAGCTTTTTCCGAAGCCATAGCCGTACCTTGCCCATTAAATGTGTGAAATCAGATCATCACATTTAATGGGCAACAGGAACAGGATGCATATCAAGCTTCCTGACTGCAGCACGATCAATATTGCACTGCCCAAGAGCGCCATATAACTCAGCGTTGAGGCTTACGCTGTCACCGAACGTCATATCCTGTGATGGCGCTGGTACATCAATTGGGCTGGTCAGTTCAGCCGGAAGGCTTAGCTGTGGCTGCTTTACTGTCCGGTACTCCACCAGCGGCTTTTGCTGCGTCCCGCAACCGGTCAACAGCATCAGGGGGAACAGGAGCAAGAGCACTTTTGTCCGCCGCAAGGTAACGCTTAATTTCATTCTGTAATTTCCGATTCTGCTGGGCTGTTACGGCACGCTGCTCTGTGACCTGACTCATCACTTCGTTTTGCTGCTTAACGGCTGTTACCAGCTCAGTGACACTGGATGCCAGGTCATCGTTCTTTGAACGCAGGTCCTTAATCTGATCGTCTTTGCTGTTTGCCAGCTTCTCAAGTCTGTCGTTCGTTGCTTTCAGCTGTGAGTTACTGGCATTCAGCCCCCAGAGCGCCACGCAGATAAGACCGATGATGACCAAGCCTGAATTGTTTCGGATAAAGCCGATTACGTTGAACATAGAATCCCCTTAGATTTTGATAAGCGGGATTTCCGGTCGTCCAGACCATTTGTGCCACCGTTAATGACTCTGGTGATGCGGGTAACATCATCAGAGTCAGCCAGCTCGTTTAATCCGTGATTCTTCCACCATGCCGCCGCAGACATCACAGCAAAGCGATAGCCCAGCAATAAATCAGGATTCGCCACCACGTCAGCGCCAAGCTGTTTCACCAGTGCTGCATAGTTGGCTTTGCCGGTGACCTGAATCAGGCCCCGACCGCGATAGCGGTAACCATCACCTGAGGCAACATCACCATTCCCGTTACGGTTTGCGTAAATGATGCTGGCGATCATTTTCTGGTTAGCCACATGCATCGCATTACGACCATAGGCGCGGGCCTGCTCAGCGGTGATGCGCTTACCAAACATTGCCGTAAGCGCGTTCTCGCTGTAGTTCAGCCCCTCTTCCACCTTCAGGAACCCGGCTGACTCATGCCCCGTCTGCGCCAGAAAGTGAGCCTGACGCAATGGCGTACTTATCTGGAACGCAGAGAGGCTTGCCGCTATATGTGGATACCAGGCATCACGCAGAGCATTACTCACGCCTGTGGCACGCTGAAAACTACTGGCTGTCAGCATTACTGTCCCCCAATCGCTTATCTATCTGGCGGCGTATCTTCGTTGATACGTAATCCACACCGAGGAAGCCAAGGAAGACCGCAGCAACCCGCGTAATGTCTTCACTGAAATGCCAGTTGAACACCGAACCGATCACCTGCAGGCTTGGTTGCAGGAAGAAGGCGAAGACGCTGCACATCGCAGCATCAAGCAGGCGGCGTGACCATGCGTCTTTGCCAACGTAAGTGGCTCTAAGAATCGCCATGACTCCGGCAAGCCCCGCATAGCCGGTTTCGTTTTTGTGGGCGTAAAGCCAGGCAATCAGGCTTGCCCAGAACCCAACGTCTTTGTCCGGCATGCGTTTCATCCTCACCTCCGTTAATTGGCAGGTGCTGTCAGTAGTCATAAGAAAGATGCGCAACACCACGGTGTCAAAAGTGTGTGTGGAGACTGATTGGTGTGCGCAAAAACGAAAAAAAGGCCGCTCTAATAGCGACCAATTTTAAAATCTGTTCTGTGGGTGAAAGATTAAGACAACCACACCTTAAGCACCCCTTAAAATATGAGCGCCAAGCGGATGTGATCGAATTAAAGCTGCAGCTCCAGGTGCCTCCCGGTAAGCCATTGAATGGTCAAACCGGCTCGTGAAAGACAACACACAGCTTATGCTAATGCGACCATTTGCACCCCACCGCTTAGGGGGATTAGCTGCAACACTCTGACACTAACAGTTAATCGTTACAGTTATATCCTAAAACATCATTTCTGCTGAGTAAGGCAAAGGTGCAAAGAGGTGAATGCTTGCAATAGCTTAGGGATATTAATTATCCGCCATAGCGGTTTTGAGCAAATAAAAAGCCCCGCTAACTGGTGAGTTCGCGAGGCTCTTTGAAATCCACATTTGGAACTGACTTTTAGCAGATAAGCTGCACTGCTTGGTAATCGACCTTATCAGATTACTAAGGAAAATGCGGACCGCGTGAGAGGTTTTTTCAATATTTTTTTCGGCGTCAGTTCGGCATCCATATCCAGCCGAACATCAAGCATCGCCAGACAGCCCTCAATGAATCCCTCAGCCATCTGAATCTCAATTCTCACCAACTTCTCATCTCGCTTGGCCTGCTTTGCCAGGGAACGCTTCGAGATATTAAAAAAGTAATGCAGCACGATGATCGCATGCTCATCCGGGCGCTTTTCTTTGAGTCGAGCCAGACAGCCCTCAATGATTAATCCGTCATTGTCACTGCAGGTGAGCGTTAATTTCGAATCCTGTGACAGCAGACCTTTGAAGCCTGCCGCTATTGATGAGTAATCCACACCGCTGCTGTCCGATTTTGCCCAGCCAGCCCAGCGCTCTAATACCTGTGACATGTCACGCATATTTAATCCTCTCCACACACTTTATTTTTTGTCTGTCCCGATAACGCCGACTGCAATCGCGAAATCCAGGAACCTGAACAGCAGTTCAACCTGACTGCCGTATTTTGCTTCAAACGCTTTCATATCCCGGTGCAGTTCATCGTGATGCGCCCTGCAAAGCGGTATCACGAATAAATCATGGGCCTTTGTTCCCATTCCTCCCTGCCCATGTCCGATGATGTGATGAGGGTCATCAGCCTGTCTGCCACAACATGCGCAGCTCTGTGACTTAACCCACCGTGTGTACTTCTCACTCTCCCAGCGCTTACGCTTGGGGCGCTTCATGAATGATTCTGGTGATTCCGGGTCAGTACGTAAGCTGATTATCTTTTTGACGACCTGAGCAGCATCCTGAATAACTTCACGTGCCGGACGCATCGGAACAATCCGCGACTCTTTGAGTTCGCCAGCATGTATGGCTTCCTTTGGCATACGCAGAACGCGCCGCGCTGGTGCCTCCGGGATCAAATCAATCAGGTCATTCAGTGAGGCCCACCAGCATAATTCCGGTAGTGTCATCTGGTGATCGCCGCTTAGCGCCATCTGGCTGCATGCAGCTTTGATTATCCAGAGTGCGGTGTTGCCTTTGGCGATATTCTCCAGGCTACCGGGCACGCCGTTTTCCCTGAACTCATTATCGTGACTGTAGCAAAGAGACACCAGGCCGTTTTCGATTTCTGACACTGTGAATTCATGGTGATGCCATGTTTCGGGCCGCGCCCACTGACAGCAACCAAATGACTGGACGAAGGATGCCAGCGCTTTAGGACCACCAGCAGCCGCTATCACACGTTCGTGTCCGAAGAAGGGAATCAGTGAGGGTTCATCAAGCAGCGGTTGTGTACCGTCATTCAGTCGCCCTGATGGTAGGTCTGCCATATCCATTGTAGGAGTGCTGATCACAACGCGAGATCTAAACAGCTTCAGCAGTTCCGGCCCCGGTTTGAACAGCACAATACCGGTGCGCGGTGCTATTTCCGGTGTAAGCAGTGCTCTCACTCAGCACCGCCTGTAGCCTTATAAGCGGTCCATAGCCCACCAATCCACTGGACACCCTTAGCGGTAAAGCGTGACTGACTGAACATGTAATTTGATTCTGTAGTGGTTCCGGTTCTGACCTCAAATCGACCAGCCTCAATGTGCTGGCTGTAAGGAGTCAGGACGCCATTGAGCCGGTACATAACCCGGCTTTCAATCAGGAACAGGCGAAGCTCTGGCTCTTTAGCATCAAGAAGTTTTGCTACCTGTCGAAATGTCATTGAACTGGTGGCAGTGACGTAGCGATCCACGAACGCAACCTTTGGTGCGGCTTCCGTTAGCTGCAGCTGCAGGCGCTCTTTCTCCTCTTCCGCTTCGGCGGCCAAGCGGAGTGCCTCGGCAAAGGTCTGCGGGATTTTGACCGGCCGGCTTTCCTCTAACTCATGAAGCCGCTTAATCACTTTCATGCGAAGAATGGCACTGTAACCGGTGATGAGGCATTCGGTGTGCTCACGGTCGAGGTGATACTCAGTCTGCTGCCGGTTCATGGTGTCGAAATAGATACGCTGGAATTTCAGCGCATCTTCTCCCAAGTCATCCAGCATACGGCGAATATCTACAGTGACATTTTTGTGTTCTTTGCCTGTCAGTTCGGCAATCTCACGGCTGGTCATGATTGGGGATTGAATAGCATTGACTACAGGCGCAATAGCGCCCGCTGATTGATTCAGCATTTTGACCTCTCCACACACTGGAACAACGTTTTTAGATGGTCCCGACCCATCACCTGCAAGTAAAAGGGCCCAACCTATACAGTTAGCATCAGCTCTATGCCTTAAGCATCTATACTAAAATGCCATTAAAGTTTATTCCACACTATTCCTTTGATCCATTATAGCTAATTTTAATCTACCTGATTTGATACCGAGCAACAAATAATAATTAAAAATATATATTGTTATTTTAAACAACCCTTCTTAAGATTCTATTTTTATAATAACCACCCCGCTGAAAAATTAGCTGTATTTAACTCAAAGGTTTCATTGATGTTATCCTTTATTATAGGATGGAAACGCGGTTAGAATACATTTGGAGGATTTCGGATCTGGCTAATGAACTCATCAAAAACCTTTTGGTTAAGAAGTTCCATTTCATAATCTATATTCTTTTTTGAATGCATTACAAATTTATGCTGCAACTCAATGTAATTTATTAAAGAAACCATCTCTTTATGTAACTCATTATAATGTGAGTCTGATGATTGTTCCATAAAGACTGATCTTTCATCACCTTCCTCTTTACCTAGCAGCAAACACCAGTAAATATCTGCACATAACAGCGCCTTTAAAGCTAGAACAGTCAAACCTAAAACCTCATGACCCACTATATCTGTTGTAGGATCTTTTTGAAGATTAATAAAAATAGCTATAAAGGCGCAACGTATAAATTGAGCCCTTAACACAGGGTTTGGGTGATTACCCAAAGAGTGTATTCTTCCAGAATATAAGCCGTTATTATTATGATGCAAGATAAGAAATAACACATTTAACCCACAATGAAGAAAATATGCATTACCAGAATCAATGACTTTATTCTTTCTTGTAATGTATGCAAATGTTAGATCCATAGCCTGGAGGTCAGCAAGGATCTCACGTGCCTGTTGTTGTTTGTTTTTTTCTTCAATGGCATCTGCACTAAAATTACTTTTAATGAGGTCATGACTTTGAAAGTGGTGAGAAATCTCGTGAAAAAATAAGAATGTTAAAGCTAACTCAAACATGATAAATCTAGCTAAAGTATTATTTTCCTCAAAACTTTCTTGCAAGAATGGTTTTTCTTTCAAAACTTCACTATATTTTTCAAGAGCTTCTTTTGTTTTCTCCTTGGAAAAATCTGAAGCATAATGCCTTCTAATTCTTGGAACTCCATCCTCAACATGAAACAACACCCTGCTTCTGAATTGATACCTTAGGTAGGCAACATAACTTTCTAGCTCATCAATATCACTCATCTCAGATTTATAAAGAGGAAAAAGCATGCAATTGCGATATATCTCTTGAATTAAAGCATAATTTATCACAACAGTATTTTTTTCGTAATTAAACCCTGCATTTAAATTGTATGAATCTTCACGAATTGTGAATTTTATCTCCCTCTTAACCTTATGGCTTTCTTCAGCCCATTTACACAAATTAGTAAGAACATCAGATGCATACTCACTAATTTTTAGATTATCGTAAACTTCAATTCCTGTGAAATAAGAGCTATTTAATGGCATATGGAGACCTTCTTTTTTGAAAACTACCTATAGGCTATATTTAAACGTGAAGCACTGCTGGACTGCGAAATCCAACCTACTAAGCTGGTTGTATTTCAACAAGCTCATACGCTTGCAAGCTGCTGACTGTTTATATTATCGTGAAATCCACGCCCCATCTAGTATATTTAAAAATTATCATCTTTTTTATGAGAATAGCTTCTATAATAAAAGAATGTCCAGGTTAATATTTTACGGATGTGAAATATTTAATGATAACCTTAGCTTCGTCACACTTAACTTGATTTTCTCACATAACGGTAATTAGCTTTATTAAGCTTCCATAGGCCAAAATACCCGCATGTGTAATACTATCAAAGGTTTCCTAGGATTAGTTATCAAGATCGCGCTGTCGCTTGTCTGGCGGGAAGAGCAGCATGCTTACCTCTACGTTCACTGTAATTTGATGCGGGCGGCGTTTGAGCTGCTGAAGAACGGCGGCAAATGCATTGGAGCGGAAACAGCGCCCGTAGGCGCTGATTAATACTCCCTTTCTGGTGTTACGCCAGTACGTATTAACGCTTGGCAGGAACGGAAGGGTTAACTTCATGCAGCGCTCTCTCCCACATCAGGGATAGTCATCTGACCAACCACCTCACGAACGGCCTGACGCAGCATGCGGATGTTTGACCAGCAATCACGGTCGGTCTGCTCCACCAGTTCGATAAACTTCTGAACCGTGCAGGTCTTGTCCTGGCGAACTTCAATCAGAACCGCTGAGAAGCGCTGCAGCTGCTCTGCTGCCAGCTCTGAATCATCGTACTGCTCTGATACCCACAGCTTCAGTTCAAGATCATCCTGATGCTGTTTGATCAGGCGGACTGCGCTGGCAATCGTCTCTGCTGGCACTGTTACACAGGTAGGGTTCTCTACGGAGTCTGCCGCCCAGGTATGCGCCCACTTGGATTCGCTGTAGGTGTATTCGGCTTTCATTTTGAACGCGGCAATAACGCACGCCCACACTTCAACGCCGCTCTGCTCAAGAATTTCGTGCTTCAGCAGTGGCAGGTCATCACCATCGACGTTCTCAGCCTTAACCGGGTTCGGTTGTTCGTTTACTGATTGAGTCACGCCGTAATGCTCTTTGGCGATCAGAACAATGTCCATCAGCTCAGCCGCCTGCAGGTCAGTTTCAAAAGTAAGTGTCATGCGAGCACCCTCCTCGTCCTGCTCGGTCTGGCAATGCTTAGCAATCAGCTCTACCAACTTGCGTGCCTGAGCGGCGCTGAATTGCGGCATAGCATCAGTTTTGGTCAGCTTCTTCTTGCCTGCTGCTTTCGCCTTCTGCATCTGCTCCTGCGCTACCGATGATGCTTTTACGCCGTGCTCACGCTGCAGAGCTACTGCTGTGGTCGCTGCCACTTCGCCAGACTTCACCATTTCAATCAGCGGCTCGCCAACGGTCAACAGCTGGAGGTGCTGTTCTACATCGGTGATCGAACGCTTCACCTTGGCAGCAATCTCTGCTGGCTCTAAGCCCTGATTCACGAGGCGCTGATAGGCTGCGGCACGTTCCAGCGGCAACAGGGCGCGGCCCTGACTACTGGTAACCATGAACGCCACGCTGTCAGCCTCACTACCCACGAAATCCTTACACTCAAGTCGCAGCGTGTAGCCTGCTTCCTGCGCCAGCTTCGCACCGTAGTACCGATGATGGCCGTCGATAATCTTGATGCCCTTCTCCGTGACCTTAACAGCCAGCGGAGGCACATGCTCACCAGCGATAAAGGCGTCCCGGAATTCCTCGACATGGGTCTGATCGATATCACGGATGTTGTAATTAGTTTCAACATAGAGCTCATCAACGCCCAGCAGGTAGGTTTTGCGGGTGGTTATATCGATTTCAGCTTTGCCCTTTTCGGAGTCTTTGTTTTTGTAGACCTGATATAAATTACTCATGCTGTGGTCAACTCCCATGTCAGGACAATAATCAGGGCGGTAATCATCACGGCTGTTGCTCGGATGGCCCGGTAGAAAATCTCATTGCGTTCGTAATGGCTCTTCAGGTGCGCTTTCATTGGCGAACCTCACTCAGGAAGCTTTCACCGATACGGCCTGTATCAAGGCCGCCGTAGCTGCCACAGTTGAATGAACCCCTTACAGCGCAGCGGTCGCAGTTCTCTTTGGCTTCGTTACGTGATGCGTCGAACTTCGCCACCAGCATAGCCTCGCGCCATACCTGAGCTGCACGAAGCCAGAACCCTTTGCTCTCCAGTTCGGCGGCCAGCTTCGCCTTGTGGCTGAATTTCTCGCTCTCAACCGGTAACGGGCCGGTGTTGATTGAATAACTCCAGTCGCTTGCCCGTTTAAGCAGCCCTTTAGCAAACAACGGTTTGATAAAGTGCCTCACGGAGGTTTCATGCAGGCCAGTGAGCTTGCAGAGCTGGCGCACCTTAAGCGGACCATTGCGGGTTATCAGTTCAAGAATTTTTGATTCGTGGTTAATCATCGCTCTATCCCCTTATGCGCCGCGAAAGCCGTCAGGAATTTCATAATCCATTGATGAGATAGCCATCACATCACGCTGCCACTTACCGTTGATGCACTTAGGCCGCCCCGCTTTATCCCACTTCTGCGCGGAACTCAGATAGCCGGGGAACTTGCCTGGCCTGAAAATTGTTTCCGGTCGGACGTACTCACACATTTTTGGGTCTTCAGCCCACTTAGCGATTGAGTAGTCCACTGTGAGGATCAGCTCATCAGCAGTGAAATCTTCTCCCAGGCGACCGCGAATTGGTGCCAGTGAGGATTTTGATTTCTGAAAACGCATACCAGCTGCACGGTTAAGATGTTCAAGCACACTGAAAGCAGCCTGATTTGCATCTGGGGCGTGGTCGGGTTGCCCCGCAACCTGACAAGAAGGGGTTGTTGTAATCTCTGTAGTAATCTCTGTTGTATTCTCTGTAACATTGGGACAATTTGACCCGATGGATTGGGACAACTTGTCCTTATCCATAGGGACAGATTGACCTTTTCGATTGGGACAAATTGTCTCTCTCGATAGGGACAAATTGTCCGTATCGGCCAGTAAAGGGCTCGCGTAGTTAATTGCGTAATAATTAGTCTGGTCGTGCTGGCTTTTTTTAAGCTGCTCAACATAAATCAGACCCATCTTTTTCAATGACGAAACCGTTCTTTGTATAGTCTTCGCGGTCCACCATGGAAACTGCTCATTCCAGGCATTAATGCTGTTATAAACCCAGCGTTTGCCGTCATATTCGATGCCAGCAGTGGTGTCTTCCAGCCAGTAACAAATTTGCTGCAGCACAATGGCCTCGTTAATGCCAATACGCAGAGCGAGCATCGGGCTGATAACCAATGGCTTAACTTTCAGAAGTAGGCTCATGACTTACACTGACCTCCCTGAAGTACAGCTTGAACCGTTCGAGAGAGCTGAAGCACTCGCCATGTTCATAGTTGTCACGCAGGTAGATAACCCGGTCGTTCTCTGGCTCCCATCGAATGACCCGCACATGGATTCCGCGTTTATCGCGGAAGATTCTGTCAAGTTCTCGCATTTGACCGCCTTCATTCGCTGACTGGCATCACCCACAGCCCAACTAACAAAGCTGTGGTTAACTTCTTCGCTAACGCCGGGTACATTAAGCACATACCGCAGCGGCTCACTGCTGAAGCGGCCACCAGCTGAAGGCAGGCAACGGAATTGCGGTAAGCCTGATAATCTGGTTAAATTGATCACGCGATTAGTTCTCCACACACGTTGATTTAGTCGCATCGAACGCCGCGGACTGCAATCCTGCGGCGTTCACCTTTTCTGGCGGGCAAAACACGCGATACAGCAGCGTAAGATGCTCCTGCCACTTAGCCATTACCTGATAGCTGTTCTCTTCAATCTGCTCCCGTTCAGCCGCATCAATCACACCGTCAGCGGTTGCCTTACGGATGTAGGCAGAATGTTTACCAATCCACTCAACCGACTCCATCAGACGCTGATTAATGTCCGCGTTATCAACATCCTCAATGTCCACCAAAGGGACGTTAACGCTGTTTGACTGGCGGGAAACTGCATTCGCAATGTGTTTGGTGCCGCTTGCCTGCTGCAGGACCATTGCCCAGCCCATTGGGAAAATCTGATCGCCATTAGTGCGCAGGCGGTTAAACAAAGCATCTTCAGTCACGCCCAGCCATTCAGCTGCTTCCTCGTATCCACCCGGAAGACTAGAAATGGTCTTCTTGATTGCAGCCACCAGCCATGCTGGTTGCTTTTCTACCTGCCAGTGCTTTTGATCCACGGTTTACCTCTGTTTCCTGTGGTTATCTTTACGAAGCGTTTGAAGTAGGCTTGTCGTAAAGGGACGGTTGAAATTTGAGTTTGCCTTTAGTACGGAAGGCAGCTTCGGCGGCACGGCCTTTTGGAATTAAACCGCCCGGACGCTTTCGCCACTGATAAAAGGCCTCGGGTGAAACATTGAAAAAGGCTGCCGCCTTGTTTGGTGTACCGAAAAACTTCTCTAAATCACTGGTAGTCATCTTGGCCTCCCCTAAGAATACTTAGATAGTATTTTCTAAATTAACTTTGGTCAATAAAAACTAAGATAACTTAGTCACTTTTCATTTAGAGGATTTACTGTGAGCTCTCTTGGGGGGCGCGTTAGGGCGCTACGCATGGAAAAAAGGCTGACGCAGGGCCAGCTTGGTAAAGCAGTAGGCGTTTCGGACGTGACCATAGGCTATTGGGAGCGCGATCAGAACACACCTGGTGGTTTGAAGCTTTCTAAGTTAGCTTCTGTGTTAGGTGTAAGCGAAACGTATTTATTGTACGGTAAGGAAGATGAACCAAACATTGCGCCAGCGCCTATTGGCAGCATGAAGGTTCCAGTAATAAGCTATGTGCAAGCTGGAGTTTGGAGCCCTGAGTGTGATGCGCGCAATTTAGAAGGGAATATTGATTACGTGTTTAGCACTGGTAACTTCTCGAAGGGGACATTTGCCTTAAAAATCAAGGGAAAGTCGATGGAGCCAGATTTTGTTGAGGGGGACCTCATCCTTATCGATCCAGAACTAAGCCCTCAGCCTGGCGATTATGTTGTGGCTAAAAATGGCGAAGACGAAGCGACCTTTAAAAAGTACCGAGCCAGAGGTGTAACTGAAGACGGCAAGGAAATTTTTGAGCTTGTTCCTCTTAATGAAGACTTTGCTGTACGTAGTTCGGCCAAAGAAAAATTTAATATCATTGGCGTTCTCGTCGAACATCGTCGCCTCATGAGGCGTTGAAACATCTAAAAAATTGAAGCCTAAATTTATTTAGGCTTTTTTCTTGACCCCCAGTCTAAGTTATCTTAGATTAATTGCAGATTACTTAGCCGCGCTTGCAGCAGGCGCCGTTTTTAAAATTTTGTGGAGAGGCCATGAAGATGATTAAGAACATGTCGAACACATCGGTAAAGGACTTGGTTACCTTTCTGCGCCTCTTCCCGGATGCCGATGTGATCTGCTGTGGTGATGCAGGAGTGGTGAGTGTGCAGTGTGATGTTGAAAACGTAGTTCGGGGTCCAGCGTTTTAAGAATACGGAATTGCTGTGTTGGCGGTTACTCAAAATGTTTTTAACCGCCCTTTTTCACAACGATAAGGGCATTTGCAAAGCGGGTGTTTTCGAACGCTTTAGAGACGTGGAGTAAATGTCCTTTTCGTTGTGGTGAATGCGGCCAGCGCACGCGGAAGACTGACAAAGATTGCACACAGTCTAAGAGTTTCCGCTCTGGTGTCTGTCAGTCTGACCAGAGCACCGGGAGGCACCCGGCACTGCAACAACATTTCAAATGTGTGGAGTAATCGGGCTGTGGGTTATTGCAGTAGCTCACCAGCCAAATTAAACGAATCCCAAAAGTTTTTATTGCCGTCACTGGCAAGGGGTTCATGCAACCAAAAATCGTGTGTGGAGAGTTTCATGGAAAAGCCTTTTGACCATATCACCGTAGGCATTATCACCCTGCCCTACAGCCATATCCTGAACGGCTGGATATTACCTGACGGGTCTGTAGTCACCAATCCAATTAAGGCGCAGAACGAAGCTGAGCGCCTTAACAGCACCATCACCATTCACTGAGGGCAATGACATGCATCACTTCAAATCGAATAAAGAAGTTGTCGCTGCCGGCCACCAGTTCGCTAAAAGCATCAGTATGGAAACGCCACTGATTGAAATGGCAAAGATGGTGGCTGAGCTGTCATCACGCCTCGACGTTGCCACCGTTCGCGCCAATCTGATGTCTGCAGAGGTACTGCGTATTAAAAGCATGCTGACTGACACCATTTCAGCGCTACAGGCAGCAGATGCTGATATGACCCTGATTGATGACCTTAACGCAGCGCTCGCTACTCCAGCTTGTGATCAATGGATTCTCACCCTACGCGGTGAAGCTCTTGGGGAAGCACGCCGGGCAGTAAAAACGCTGGGTAACCACCAGCAACCGGGTATCTTACATGCGATCAACATCATTTCGCAGATGGAAATGGATTTGCTCCGCTCACGCACTGTAACGCTGAAGGTGGTGTCATGAAAAAGGTCGCCCAATTCCGGCGCAGCACCGGCGCTAATGCCGGATTCAGTGAAAAGTTAGCCTGGCAGTTATCAAAAGGCCCGGCAACTGGCCGCGAGCTGGCAGAACGTCTCGGTATGACCCTCAGTGAGTTCAACCGTTTGGTTCTCCACATAATGCGCAGAGGTGGCGAAACGCTGCAGGTTGACGCCTCAAATCAAATCTGTCTCGGCGGCGGCTCAATTGACCGCACTTACACCCTGACCAGAAACCCGCGCCGTGTTGCTCCCCCACCATGCAAGCCGATGGTGATCAACCACAGCAATGACTGCTCCGAAGAAGCTAAGAAGCGTAACCGTGAAGCAGCTAAACGCCGCGCCCGTCTGATTTCCAGCGGGCTGTATCTGGAATGCATGGGTTAAGGAGACGATTCGATAAGCAATAAGCTTGAGGGTTATCAAACCAAAGCATCATCAATTTCATCCAACAAGTCGGAACCTTGATTATGGATATTGCCAACCTTTTTAGTTACCGGATGCCAGCTGAAGTCGTTTTCAGGAACAGACGAATCATGAGCAATTTCCTGTGCACGTTCCGGGCTGGTTTCGACACTGAGCCATTCACGTACAGCGTCGGCGGTGAGCACCAGTGGTCGGCGGTCATGAATATCTACCATGCCTTTGTTACTGGCAGCGGTCACAATAACGAAGCCTTCATGGCCGTGATCTGTACTGAACGGCGCTTTACCAATAGAGGCGAAGAACAGGGGTTGATCATTCTTGTGGTGAATGAAATAGGGTTGCTTCTTGTTACCCTCTTTCTTCCATTCGAACCAACCATCTGCAGGCACGATTGCACGCCCATGCTCCCAGAGCGGCTTAAACATACGCCCACTGGCAGCAGTTTCGCCGCGAGCGTTGATGAGTGGCTGCATCTTCCACCACTCAGGGCCATAGCCCCAGTAAACAGGGTCGAGGTGCAATTCATTTTCACGTTCGTTAAGCAGCAAGACCTTTGTACCGGGAGCCACGTTAAAGCGCCCTATTGGCTCAGGGTCATAGATAATTTCGTCAGGCTTCACGCCGAGGGCTTCGAAATATTCATCTCTACTGCTGTACTGCGCAAATCGTCCACACATGTTGTACCTCCTTCAATAAGCATAGTGCAGGATGAGGAGGTGGACGCGTGAGCAAGACAGCTGCAGAACGTAAAGCCGCGCAGCGTGCCAGACAGGCCGCTGCCGGAGGTAAAAAGCTGGAGCTGGCGCTGGATAGTCAGGAACTGGAGATGCTGGCGCATAACTGCGCCGCACGCCGCCCCGGTCGTGAACCGTATGAGCTTAACGAGTATATAGCGCTGCTGATTCGAAAGGATGCCGCTGAACTGTCACAGCAGCTGGAGGTGATGGCAGAGCAGCTGGAGGTGATGGCAGAGCAGCAATGCGGGAAGTGCAAGGAGCAACTGCCAGTGCAGTTCTGCCCCTGTCAGGGTGAGGCTGCGTGCTGGACAACAAATGGATGGCATGAGTTAAAGCTGGTGTTATAACTGTCGTGACATGTCACGGAGAAAAATATGAAAATTAACCAGCAATATCTAAAAGATTTACTTATTGCCTTTGAAGATAATGAAGGGCCTCAAACAAACATTCTTGAATTACAAGAAGCTGGCTTTGATTTTTCTGAACAATTATTCATTTTTCATATGCGCTTATTAGATGATAAAAACCTTATTGCTCGAATTGATGGCGAGCCGGGCTTTGGCTTTTACACTGGTGCAGATGATAGCGGAAGCTGGGCAGTTTTGCCTTTAAGGCTTACTGCTCAAGGACATGATTTTATTCAGGCTCTTAGGCAAAAAGAAGTATGGAACTCAGTCAAAGAGAATTTCAAAGATGTAGGTATGTCTACATTGATTGATGTTTCGAAAGAGCTCGCAAAGGGTTTTGCTCTCAAACAAGCAAAGAGACTGACTGGATACGATCCTGATTAAACTTTAAAAATCCCGTTGCAGCGGGGGTGTGTGGAGAAAAATATGCATCAAGATTTCATGAGTGAAAAAGAAGTTATGGCTGAAATTGGTAAAGCGAGAACGGCGCTCTGGAGGCTGCGTAAACAACATGGCTTTCCTGCGCCAGTGCTAACACATCCGGCGCGGTATAGTCGCAAAGCAGTTGAAAAATGGATTTGTGATGGGGGTGTTAACCGAGCTGTTTAACGTGCCAGAATATTTTATCTGCGTACAGCTCATATGCCTTTCTTTGATCTTCCAGCCAGTCGTGTTTGTTGTACACAGCCATGACACCTGCAAGTTCATGCCCCAGCATTTTCTCAGTGACATGGGGCATGACTCCCTCGCTTGATAAGTTTGTCACCAAAGAACGGCGGAAATCGTGGGTGCGCCATTCAGGGATATCAATCGTCTCTCTCAGCTTCCGCATATACAGATTCGATGAAGAGCGATCAATGGCTTTATCAAGCTCCTGCCCCGGAAACAAAACCTTATTCCCACTATTTAGCAGGCGCTCCACCATGGGCTTCATTTGCTCAAAGATAGGACGCCTGATGATGTTGCCCATCTTTGAATGTTCGGATGGTGTGGTCCATATCCAATCGGTGGTATTAAATTCAGCAGCGTTAGCCAGGCGAAGCTCAGACAAGCGAGCCCCCCAGAGCAACAGCATCTGATGAAGCAACCTGTTGGACGTGACGATCTTACTGTTCTCAAGCGCCACCCATATTTTTGCTAACTCACTGTAGGTCAGAACGCGATCACCAACGTCTGGCTTCTTACCAATATTTTTAACACTGAGTTTTGTGATTTCGCATGAGGGTATCAGCTGGCGGCTGATGCACCAGTGAATGACTGACCGGAGTTGAAGCAACAGAACGCGGGCTTTCTTCTTGTTCAGCTTTTCTTGTTTATCAAAAAACTGCACCCAGGCTGATACAGGGATGTTTGCAACGGGAACATCCTCAAATTCGCTGTACATTGTGTTGTACACAACCGATTTGTACAGCACTTGAGTGTTGTGCTTGAGCCCTTTAACGTATTTTTCCCACCAGTTATCGAGACACTCTTTCAGTGTCAGCTCACCGGTGCTTCCGGCAAAATAGGTTTTTGGGTTAACCCCCTTCATGTACAATCCACGCATCTCACCAACGGCAATTCGCGCATCTTTCAATGATGTTGATGGGTAGCGACCAACAGTGAGACGAACAGGCTTTCCATTCCAGCGGTAGCGGTGCTGAAATGTAATCGTTCCCGATGGAGTGATGCGAACGCTCAAGCCGTCGCCGTCAGTTAGCTCTGCCGGGCCATTGTAAGCTTTGCCGTTGATGCTTCTTAATTTGGTGTCACTCAGCGCCACTATGATTTCCTGTACACACACTTTGAAAGCATTCTGTACTCAATGTGTACTCAATGGCAAGTGAACGAAGCAATGTTAAAGGTGAATAGCGGGAAACCTAGCGAAACAAAATAGAGCATAAAGCTTGTAAAAATCTGAGGTTTTACGATAGGATGCGAACCGTCGGAACAACTTCAAAACCTCCGCGAACAACGTCCTCTTAGTTAAATGGATATAACGAGCCCCTCCTAAGGGCTAGTTGCAGGTTCGATTCCTGCAGGGGACACCATATGCCTGTCTCTCAACGTCAACTTTATCCATTCCATTCAGTAAGTTATTTCAATTCTATAGTCTACCTGCGTCTCCAGCAGGCTCACAAAATCCACAGTGTTATGTTGGTATAATTGTTAGTATGTTTGGTTCGATAATGCAGATACCATTAGCCGGAGATTTTTACTATGCCGCTCACTGAGTTAAAGGTAAGAAATGCTAAGGCTGCTGTGAAGCCGGTCAAAATGACAGACGGTAATGGTATGCATCTTTTTATTACCCCCACACGGTTCCAAATACTGGCGTTTTCAGTATCGCTTTGGCAGCAAACAAAAGATTCTTGCTCTCGGTGTTTATCCTGAGGTTTGACCTGCTCCCCGTTGATAAACACGCCGCGATGTTAGTAATGTCTTCATAAGCCACATGAGGACATCCCCATCAACGCGGGATCCGCGATAAGGAAATGCAGTTAAAGCAGTGGTGTGAAATTTTCGACCAGATCCTCAACAAATCCATAGCAAAATAATGAGCACCAAAATCATATAAGGAATTAAAAATGAATAGATTTTCAACAGTTGCAGCCCTGTCTTTAGCAGTTTTGCTTACCGGCTGCGACAGCAAACCCTCCTCTTCCGAAATCCAGAAAGCTATGCAGGACAACATTGAGCGCACAAACCAGACAGCGATTCGGTGA